ATTTCAGATTCAGATGGATTTACAATTACAATTGGAAAAATAAATTCTTCTGGTAATATAACAGATTCTACAAATTACTTTCATTTTGAAAGTGCAGATACAGCAACAACAGGAGGAGTATCGGGTGGTGGTGCAGAGTGCACTGCAGGTCCAGTTACATTACAGGCTTAATATGACATACGCGGAACTTGTTCAAAAAATTAGAGATTATACAGAAGTAGATTCAAACGTATTTACATCAACAATTGTAAATGGATTTATATTGGATGCTGAGTGGAGAATTCAAAGAGATGTAGATTCTGATAATAATAGAAAATATGCAACAGCGACTATTATTGCTGGCCAACCTTATGTAAGTACACCTATTTTAACAGATCAAACTTTGATTATAAGAGAATGCCAAATTCTATACAATGGAGAATATTATCAAGTAGAATATAGAGATACCGGTTTTATTAATGAATATAATAATACACAAGCTCAAGGATTACCTAAATATTTTAGTTATTGGGATGAAGAAAATATAGTTTTAGCCCCAATTCCAGACTTGACATATACCATGCAATTAAATTATACCTTGAAGCCAGCAGGATTATCTGCTAATAATACGACAACATATTTAAGTCAGCAATTTCCCTCTGGTTTATTATATGCATGCCTTGTTGAGGCTTACGGTTTTTTAAAGGGTCCGGCAGACATGATACAATTTTACGAACAAAAGTATCAGTCAGCGTTACAAGGATTCTCTATTGAACAAATGGGAAGAAGAAGACGAGATGAATATCAAGAAGGTTCACCTCAGATTCAAAAACAAGGATAACAATTAGGAGATAAATATGCCGTTTACAGGAAATGCAATTGCAAACACTTTTAAGCAACAGCTTTTTGAAGGTGGACATAATTTTAGTACTGCAGGTGGAAACACTTTTAGACTATCTATGTATACTTCTGCAGCAACTTTAACTTCAGCAACAACTGTCTACACTTCTACAAATGAAGTGCAAAGCTCAGGATACACCACAGGTGGTGGAACTTTAGTAAATGTAGGACCAGTTGTTTCATCAGGTGTAGCATTTATAAGTTTTAATGATATATCTTTTACAGGAGTTACATTAACTGCAGCGGGAGCTTTGATTTACAATGAATCAAATTCAAGTGCAGCAGTTTGCGTGTTAGATTTTAATGGTGATAAAACTGCAACAGCAGGAACATTCACAGTTCAATTTCCAGCAGCTACAACATCAGCAGCTATTTTAAGAATCTCCGGATAATTTAGGAGTTCGACATGGCTATTGTTGACGGTTGGGGTAGAGGCGCCTGGGGAGAAGGCGCGTGGAATGAAAACGTTCCGGTATTAGTTACAGGTCAACAACTTACATGCGCACTTAACAGTGTAACTATAGTTGCAACTCAAAACCCAACAGTTCTTGTAACTGGTGAAGAGTTATTAAAATCTATAGAAGGTGTTGCCGGAATTCAAGCAGGTGGTAATGTTCAAGTTCCAGTCACAGAACCTTTAGAGATTATAAAAGAAGGTCAAGTAACTATTTTAATTGATAGTAGTGTTTCCTTAACTGGTCAATTATTAACCGCAACTTTAAATTCAGTTACTCCATTAGCTAATGCAAATGTTGATGTAACAGGTCAATTATTAACTGCAAATTTAAATTCAGTTATAGTTTCTGCAAATGCAAACGTAAATGTAACAGGGTTTTTACTTCAATCTAATCTTAATTCTGTAACCGTTATTGTACCCGATGTTACGGTTGAATTAGATAATACAGATTTACAATTATTTTTATCAATTGATGATGTTAACACTCTTGCAGATGCAAATGTTAATATAACGGGTCAACAATTAAATGCAAATTTAAATAGCGTTTCTTTAACAGCAGCAGCTAATGTAAATGTAACAGGAACTTTACTTCAATCAACGCTTGGCGATATAACTATTGATATAGAGTCTTCAACAGTTGCTAACGTTACTGGCCAAGAATTAACTACTTTATTAAATAGTGTAAATATAGATTTAATTTCAAACCCAACAGTTAATGTTACAGGTCAGGAATTAACTACTTTATTAAATAGTGTAAATATAGATTTAATTTCAAACCCAACAGTTAATGTTACAGGTCAACAAGCAACTATTACATTAAATAGTGTAACTCCAATAGCTAATGCTAATGTTGATGTAACAGGAACACAATTAACAGTTGAAGAAGGAATAGTAGATCCTGGTCCAGATGTAGCGGTTACAGGTATTGAAATAACAGCTGCTTTAGGTGTTGGCACAACTGTTACCGGAACTGCTAATATAAGTTTAACAGGTCAACAAGCAAATGTTACATTAAATAGTGTAACTCCAATAGCTAATGCTAATGTTGATGTAACAGGAACACAATTAACAGCTAATATAAACTCAGTCACAGTTTCGTTATTAACTCCTGTAGATGTAACCGGACAACAATTAAGTATAAATTTAAACAGTGTAACACCAGTAGCTGATGCTAGTGTTTCTGTAACAGGTAATATATTGACTATAACTCAAAATAGTATTAATAATCAAATTTGGACAGTGGTTAATACAGGAACTCCTGCAACTTGGACGGAGATTAACACAGCTGCATGAAAACTCTAAAATAAGGAATTAATATGTCAAGTTTTTCTACGGATCTAAAACTAGAACTTATGGTCACAGGCGAAAACGCCGGACAATGGGGAGATATTACAAATTCAAATTTAGTTATTCTACAACAAGCTATTGCTGGTTATGAAGCTATTGCATTAAACGCAACAACAGGTGCAACTTTAGTTTTTTCTAATGGCGTAACTTCTAATGGTAAGAATGCAGTTTTAGATTTAACTGGAACCATTACTTCTTCGGTTAACGTTATTGTTCCAGATTCAGGATCAGGAACAGCTCCAGAAAAAGTTTATATATTAAAAAATTCAACTTCAGGTGCTTTTGCAGTTACATTTAAAACAACTTCCGGAACAGGTGTTACTTTTTCTACTACGGATAAAGGATATAAATTAGTTTATTCAAACGGAACAAATATTATAGATGTTCCTCTTGGAACTCCAGGTGGATCAGATAAACAAATTCAATTTAATAATAATGGTGTGTTTGGTGGAATTACTATGGGTACCGCTGGACAAGTTTTATCAACAAATGGAACTACAGCATCTTTTACAGATCCATCAGGTGGTGGAACTTCATGGCAAGCTGTTAAAACTGGAAACTTTAATGCTGCAGCAGGTGAAGGTTATTTTGTAAACACTTCTTCAGCTGCAATTACAGCAACTCTTCCTGCTTCTCCAACCATTGGACAAACTATTAAATTCGTTGATTATGCAGGAACCTTTGACACAAATAATTTAACAATTGGAAGAAACGGAAAAAATATTCAAGGTCTTGCTGAAAATCTAGTAGTAAATCAAGAAAGAGCTGGACTTTCATTAGTATTTTCAGATAATACTCAAGGCTGGTTATTAGAAACTAATTAAAAAGGAGAAAATATGGCAAATAAAAAATATCAATACTGTGTGGCCGAATGTTGGGGAAAAGGTTTTATTACTATTGAAGATTCATCTCAATTTTCAATTTCTGGATTTCCAGGAAACGTGTGGCAAGTTCCAATAAATAATAGACAAGCAAATGTATGGATTAATGGTGTTGGAGGAATTAGAAAAACAATTGAAGAAGCTCAAGCAATTGTTAATGCAGAAGTTTTAAAATCTCAAACAGCATGGGATGCTTTACCATCAGATAGTAAAATACCAGATTTAAGACCCGATGATATTATATTACCAGAATAAATATTTAAAATGTTTAACTCATGAGTACATATTATCAAATCTTTGGTGGAAAAATTAATGTGGTATCTTCAGATCCTTCTAATCCTATAGAAGGTCAAACTTGGTATAATTCTACTAATAAAGTTATAAAAATATACGCTAAAAATACAGTTGCAGGTTGGGCTACAGGAGGAAATTTAGCTACAGGAAGATCTTATTTAGCAGGAGCAGGTACACAAACATTAGGACTTGCTTTTGGTGGTAATCCTACACCAACAACTAACACAGCATCCACAGAAGAATATGACGGAACAAGTTGGACAGCAGGTGGAAATATGAGTACTGCTAGAAGACGATTAGCAGGATGTGGAACTCAAACATTAGGTTTAGGGTTTGGTGGATATTCAACAGCTGGAACAAACGCAACCGAAGAATACGATGGTTCTACTTGGACAGCAGGTGGAAATTTAGGTACAGCAAGATATAGTTTAGCAGGAGCAGGTACACAAACATTAGGTTTAGCATTTGGTGGTACAACTCCTACTTTTGTTAGAACTAACGCCACAGAAGAATATGACGGAACAAGTTGGACAGCAGGTGGAAATATGAGTACTGCTAGAAGACAATTAGCAGGATGTGGTACTCAAACATTAGGATTAGGTTTTGGAGGTAATACTCCACCAAATGCTCAATCAAACGCCACAGAAGAATATGATGGCTCTGTTTGGGCAGCAGGAGGAAATTTAGCTACAGCAAAAAGAAGTTTAGGAGCGTTTGGAATTCAAACAGATGCTATAGGTTTTGGTGGAGCTACAGGTAATCCTACAGCATTTATTATAAGTACTACAGAAAAATATAACGGTACTAGTTGGACATTGACAAGTAGTACACCAACACCAGTAAAAGGTTCAGGAGGAGCTGGTAATACATCAACAGGTTTAGGGTTTGGTGGTTTTAATAACAGTTCTGTTAATACAAATGCTACAATAGAGTATAATGGAGAGGGAGTATTTTTAACTAAAACAATATCAGCAACATGAGTACATATTATCAAATCTTTGGTGGAAAAATTAATGTGGTATCTTCAGATCCTTCTAATCCTATAGAAGGTCAAACTTGGTATAATACTACAACGGAAGTTTTAAAATATAGAACTGCAACTACAACAGGAACTTGGGCAACAGGAGGAAACATGGGTACTACTAGAAGACGATTAGCAGGATGTGGAACTCAAACATTAGGTTTAGGATTTGGTGGGAGTACAATACCTAGTGCAACTGGTACAAATGCCACAGAAGAATACGACGGAACAAGTTGGACAGCAGGAGGAAATTTAGCTACAACAAGATATAGTTTAGCAGGAGCAGGTACACAAACATTAGGACTTGCTTTTGGTGGATACAACCCAACAACAGGTACAACAAACGCCACAGAAGAATATGACGGAACAAGTTGGACAGCAGGTGGAAATTTAGGTACAGCAAGATATTATTTAGCAGGAGCAGGTACACAAACATTAGGACTTGCTTTTGGTGGAAATGCAGCTCCAGGTAAAGTTGCTAACACAGAAGAATACGATGGTTCTACTTGGACAGCAGGTGGAAATTTAGCTACAGCAAGAAGTTCTTTAGCAGGAGCAGGTACACAAACATTAGGACTTGCTTTTGGTGGAGCTGCAGCTCCAGGTGCAGTAGTAAATGCTACAGAAGAATACGACGGAACAAGTTGGACAGCAGGAGGAAATTTAGCTACAGGAAGATCTTATTTAGCAGGAGCAGGTACACAAACTGCAGGTTTAGCTTTTGGTGGAGTTGCAGTTCCAGGTAACACAAACGCCACAGAAGAATATAGTTCTGCAGGACCAATAACTAGAACAATATCAGCAACATGAGCACATATTATCAAATCTTTGGTGGAAAAATTAATACGGTATCTTCAGATCCTTCTAATACTGTAAGAGGTCAAGTTTGGTATAACAGTACAACTGGTGCTTTAAAATATGCTCAATCTCTTTTAACCGCAGGTTGGGTAGCAGGAGGAAATTTAGCTACAGGAAGATATTATTTAGCAGGAGCAGGTACACAAACTGCAGGTTTAGCTTTTGGTGGTTTAGGTCCAGTAGTAAATGCTACAGAAGAATACGACGGAACAAGTTGGACAGCAGGTGGAAATTTAGGTACAGGAAGATATAATTTAGCAGGAGCAGGTACACAAACAGCTGGTTTAGCTTTTGGTGGAAATACACTATCAACAGGTACAACAAACGCCACAGAAGAATACGACGGAACAAGTTGGACAGCAGGAGGAAATTTAGCTACAGCAAGATATGGTTTAGCAGGAGCAGGTACACAAACATTAGGATTAGGTTTTGGTGGAAATGCAACTCCAGGTAGAGTTGCTAACACAGAAGAATATGATGGCTCTATTTGGACAGCAGGTGGAAATTTAGCTACAGCAAGAAGTGCTTTAGCAGGAGCAGGTACACAAACATTAGGACTTGCTTTTGGTGGAGCTGCAGCTCCAGGTAACACAAACGCCACAGAAGAATATGATGGTTCTACTTGGACAGCAGGTGGAAATTTAGCTACAGCAAGAAGTTCTTTAGCAGGAGCAGGTACACAAACATTAGGATTAGGTTTTGGTGGAGTTGCAGCTCCAGGTAGAGTTGCTAACACAGAAGAATATGACGGAACAAGTTGGACAGCAGGTGGAAATTTAGCTACAGCAAGATCTTATTTAGCAGGAGCAGGTACACAAACATTAGGACTTGCTTTTGGTGGTTTAGGTCCACCAGTAAATGCTACAGAAGAATATTTTTCAGCGGGAACAATTGTAACTAAAAATATAACTTTATCGTAATAATATTACTTTATTTGTATTTAAAATAAGTGTATTATATTTTTAATGATTGAAAAAAAAGATATAAAGGAATTAATTCAAAAAGAAGAAAATAATTTAAATAATCTTTTAACAAAAGAAGATATGTTAAATTTTAAATCTCTTGTTGATGAACTTCGTGATACTTGGACAAAAAAACAAATATTTAGAACAGAAACAGAAGCCAGAATTTCTGTACTACAAGATAATAAGTATCCAACGGTTGCTGCAAAATATTGGCAATGTATTAGAGAACAAAATGTATTTTTAGAAAATTTAATGTCATTATCATTTGATTATAGACGTAATGACGCAAAAATAAAATGGCTTACTAAAAAAATAGAAACTGAAACAGATGAATATAGATTAGAATGTTATAAAATAGATTTAGATGAAAAAATTTATGCAAAAGCCAGTATGGAATTAATTGCAAAAGATAGAATGAGAGAAATTAAAATGTGGTCTAATTTAAAAAAAGAATTTGATGATGGAACATTTAATACAAAAGATGTTAATTTACATCAATTAAAAAGTTATCATCAAGTTATTAAAAATAAAGCACAAACACTAACTCCTCATTCCGGCCAAGCAGAAACCTTTAGTATACTTGGTCAATTAAAAAGTGTTGAAAGAGAAATTAATCAAAAAAAATTACCACAATCTAATCAACCTACCTTTGGTATTAAAAATAAAACAAATGGCTATTTAAAATAATACTCTAAAATCATTTAAAAAAATGTTATAAAATTTTTAGAAATGACTAAAGAATTATTTTTTTTAGTAGCGTTACCAAGATCTGGTAATACTTTATTTGCATCTATTATGAACCAAAATCCAAATTTGGTAGTAACTGCAAATTCTATAACATTAGAAATTATGAAAGATATATTTCTTCTTAAACAAACAGATGTATTTCAAAATTATCCAGATCATAAATCATTAGATAACGTTTTAGATTGTGTTTTTGATATTTATTACAAAGATTGGCCGCAGCGTTATATTATTGATCGCGGTCCTGTTATGACACCTGCTAATTTAATGTTAATGCAAAAACATTTTAAACGACCTTTTAAAGTAATTATTATTCTTCGTGATTTAATGGATGTGTTAGCTTCTTATATTAAATGGTTTGAAAATGAACCAACAGCTTTTCCTAATAGATATGGTCACACAACAATAGAAGAAAAACTATCTATGTTAATGAATAAAGATGGAGCTATTGCAAAAGATTTAGAAGCTATAAAAAATTCTTTTAATTATCCAGAACTTTGTCATTATTTAAGATATGATGATTTAGTAACAAATCCAGAATTAGAAATAGCTAAAATATATAAATTTTTAAAAATTCCTGTTTTTAAACACTCATTTAAAAACTTGAAACAAATTAATATTAATGGTATAGGTTATGACGATACCATCGTTGGAAACAAGATGCACATTATTAAAAATGAAGTTAGAAAGGAAAAAAATACTTATAAATTTATGATACCAAAACGTATTATAGATAAATATGGACATATAAAATTATGATTATATTTGAACCTCGTTGGAAATCTTATATTGTAGAAACAATAACCCCACTGTTTACACCTGAACAATGTCAGTTGATTATAAATGCAGGACGATCTGAGCCACAACAAACAGCGCAAGTTGGAGGTGGAGCAAATGGAATTGTAGATACTAAAACTAGAACTTCACACATTAGTTGGATACCTTTTAATAAAATACCTGAAATGTATAAAACTATTGAAAAAGTAATGAAACAAACTAATGGTAATCATTTTGGATTTGAGGGAATGCAAATAACAGAGAAAGCACAATACACAGAATATTCTTCAGGTGGATTTTATGATTGGCATATAGATTCAGATTTAGATTTTAAACATGAACCCCCTGTTAGAAAAATATCAATGACATGTTTATTATCACATGAATCTGAATTTGAAGGTGGTGGATTAGAGTTAATGGATAAAGGTAAAATTGTAAGACCTAAACAAGGCCAAGCTATTTTCTTTGCATCGTTTATTAAACATCGTGTAATACCTATTACAAAAGGAATTAGAAAATCATTAGTTATGTGGTTTGGAGGACCCCCTTTAAAATGAAAATTTTAATATTTGGATTACCAGGATCTGGGAAAACTACATTTGCAAAAAAATTAGTTGAAAATAAAAAAATACTTCATTTTAATGCCGATGACATTAGAAAGCTATTTGAAGATTGGGATTTTACAGAGAATGGTCGTAAACGACAAGCTAACCGTATGATGACAATGTGTGATCTTGCAGCAAAACATGTTGTAGTAGATTTTGTTTGTCCATTTGAATCTTATAGATCTTTCTATGATATAAAGATTTGGATGAATACTATTAATAAAGGAAGATTTGAAGATACAAACAAAGTATTTGAGAAACCTAAAAAAGTTGATTTTGAAATAACTAATTTTAATTATAATTTTATTATAAAAAAAATTCATGGTCGATTACTCTAAACCAACAGCACAGATGTTAGGCAGATGGCAACCGTTTCACGATGGGCATTTAGCTTTATTTAAAGAAATATTAAAGAAAACTGGACAGGTGCAAATTATGGTTCGAACTATGCCAAAGTCAGATAATAATCCATTTGAATTTGAAGATATAAAAAAAAGAATTGAAGAAAAATTAAAAGATTATGTTGGTAAATTTGAAGTTATTAAAGTTGCAAATATTACTAATATTTGTTATGGTAGAGATGTTGGTTACAAGATTGAAGAGATCGTATTACCAAAACAGATTCAAGAAATATCTGCAACAAAGATAAGACAGGAAATTAAGAATGAAATTTAATTTTGTATTTTTAGGTCAATCTGTTCTTCGTTATGAAGTTCCAATAGATATATTTAATGAAATTAATAATATTTATGAAAGTAAACATGTGGAACTTGCAAAAGCTAACAAACAATTAATTGGTAAAATAGATGATGAAAGATCTTTATTTTATGATGGAGAAGATACGTCTAAAATACATAGACATAATTATTTAACTCCAAAAATACAAAAATGGTTTTTATCTATTTATTCACATTATTTAGATTGGAATAAAGTTTTAAACTACGAACTTCATTTAAATAGTATTTGGGTAAATGAAATGAAAGAACATGAATATAATCCAATTCATATTCATCAAGGAAATTTAATTACTGGTTTAACATCTGTTATGATTTTAAAATTACCTTCAACTTATGGAATAGAATATTCATCTGAAGATTTACCTACTAATGGCAGATTACAAATTATAGGTAGTTCATCAGGTCAATTTTCAAATAAAGATTACACACCTCCCATGGCGATACGTGATTTTTATGTTTTTCCATATGATGTAAAGCATTGTGTGTATCCATTTAATAGCACTAATGAAACTAGAAGAACATTAGCTGCAAATTGTGATGTTAAATATAACCCAATAGAAAGTAAAAAAGGATGATGTACAAAGAACTATGGTTTCCCACTCAAGTTTATATTAAAGATTTTAATATAGATAATAAAAAACTTGAACAAGATATTATAGATTGGTCTAAAGAAGATGTTGGTTTACAAAAAACAAATGTTAATGGATGGCATTCACCTTCTAATATGCATACAAAAGAAGAATATAAACCTCTTATCCATGAATTATTTTTAATGCAATTTGATATTTTTAAAAAAGAATGTTTAGATTCAGAACCTTTTCTTGGCAACATGTGGGCAAATATTAATCCACCAGGTGCATTTAACAGATCTCATATTCATCCTAATTCATTATGGTCAGGAGTTTATTATGTCAAAACTCAAGAAAATTGTGGACATTTAAAAATAGAAGATCCTAGAACAATATCACTTATGACCCTTCCAAAAAGAACAAACGAAGAATTATCAAAAGATTTATGGAAAGAAGTACTTTTTGAACCTATTCAAGGACGATGTATTATGTTTCCATCATGGTTAAATCATGCTGTTGAGGTAAATCAATCGGATGATGTAAGAATATCAGTTTCATTTAATTTTTTACAAGCAGGTATGCAAGCATGAGTTTTCAAGTAAATAAATATCAAGTTATTAAAAAAGCAATTTCTTATGAACTAGCAAATTTTGTATTTAATTATTTTTTACTTAAACGTGATGCAGTAAATTTTATGTATAATAATAATCTTGTTACAGAACATTCGCTTTTTGGAACATGGAAGGATCAACAAGTTCCAAATGTATATTCACACTATGCTGATTTTGCTATGGAAACTTTATTAGTAAAGGTTATGCCTATTATGAAAGAAAAAACTAATTTAAATTTAATTCCAACTTACTCGTACGCGCGCGTGTACGAAAAAGGTTCTATATTAAAAAGACATAAAGATAGACCCTCTTGTGAGATATCTACAACATTAAATTTAGGCGGCGATCCATGGCCAATTTTTATAGATCCAACAGGAAGTAATAATGTAATAGATGAATATAAAAATATTATGAAACCAGATGCACCAAAAGGTATAAAAGTAGATTTAGAACCTGGTGATATGTTAGTTTATTCTGGATGTGAATTAGAACATTGGCGAGAAAAATTTACTGGTAATATTTGTGGTCAAGTATTCTTGCATTATAACCATTTAAATGGACAATTTGCAGATTCTAATTTATATGATAAAAGACCTTTATTAGGAGTACCACCTTTAAGATAGTAGTATAAATCAAATCATTTGGTGGTATAATAATACTTTATGCCATTACAGAAAATACAATTTAAACCTGGATTTAATAAAACTCAAACAGCGACCGGCGCAGAAGGTCAATGGATTGATGGAGATAATGTTAGATTTAGGTATGGAGAACCTCAAAAGATAGGAGGTTGGCAACAATTAGTTAATCATACATTAGCAGGCCCTGCTCGAGATCAACATACTTGGACTGCATTAGATGGTAAAAAATATGCAGCAATTGGTACCTCTAAATTATTAGTTATTTATTACGAAGGAGAATTTTTTGATATTACACCACTTGATACTGCATTAACCTCTTGCACTTACACATCTACAACTGGATCTGCAACTGTTACTATTAATAAATCAGATCATGGATTAGAAACTGGAGACTATATTAAATTTTCTTCTGTAACAACTCCAGGATCTCCTACAACAAGTTATACTTCAGCAAATTTTACAACAAACGTTTTTGAAGTTAAATCAGTGCCTTCTGTAAATACTTTTACAATTACAATGCCTAGTAATGAAAATGGCACAGGAGTTACTGCTGGTGGAACTATTACAACAAATCCTTACGTAACCATTGGGCCTACTACACAAAGTAGTGCATTTGGATATGGAACTGGATATTTTGGTGGAACAATTCCAACTTCACCTGCTACTTTATTAAATGGAGCAATTGATGCATCTGTTACAACTATTACTGTTGATGCAACAACAAGTTTTTCAACTGCTCCAGGTGTAATAGATATTGATTCAGAATTAATTACTTATGGAGGTAAAACTGCAACAACTTTTACAACATGTGGAAGAGGTGCAAACGGTACAACAGCTGCTTCACATTCAGATAATACAGTAGTAACCGATGCTACAAATTGGGTTAACTGGGGGCTACAATCAAACACTGCTTCAACTACACTCGCTCCTGGATCTTGGTCACTCGATAACTTTGGCCAGATTCTAGTTGCAACAATTAAGAATGGTAAAACATTTACTTGGAATCCAGCTGCTGTAACTGCATTAGAAACAAGAGCTACTGTTGTTGCAAATGCTCCTACCGCTTCCGTTATGACATTGGTATCTGATCGAGATAGACATTTATTTGCACTTGGAACAGAAACTACAATTGGTGATCCTCTTACTTTAGATCCAATGCTTATTCGATTTTCAAATCAAGAAGATATTAATACTTGGACTCCAACGGTAACTAATACTGCAGGAACATTTAGGCTAGATACGGGAAACGAGATTATAGGAGCTGTGCAGGGAAAAGATTATTTATTAGTTTTAACCGATCAAGCAGCTTATGTTATTCAGTTTGTAGGACCTCCTTTTACATTTTCTGTTAGACAAGTTGGAACAAACTGTGGATGTATTGGACAACATGCCATGGTGTTTGCGCAAGGTGCTGTATTTTGGATGGGAATAGGTGGTGGATTTTTTGTCTATGATGGAACAGTAAAACAAATTCCATCTCTTGTTGAAGATTTTGTATTTACTAATATTGATGACAATTTAGGAATTAATTATGGAGCAAATCAACTTGTTGTAGCATTTTATAATTCATTATTTAATGAAGTAGGTTGGTTTTATGCAAAAAATAAACCATCTCCTTCTAGTCAAGTAGATAGAATGGTAGTTTATAATTATGTTGAAAATACATGGGTTACAGGATCTTTAGCTAGAACAACTTATAGTAGTTCTGGAACTTATGATTTACCATATGCAACACAATATTTAACCACAGGTATACCTACTTTTCCAACTATCAATGGAGTAAGTAGTTTATTTGGATCTACTAAATATTGGGAACATGAATCAGGGGTTAATGAAGTGGATGGAAATGGAACTGAAACAGCTGTTACATCTTATATTCAATCAGGAGATTATGATATTTCTGAACAAGGTTTAGGTGGAGATGGACAATTAATTATGCGTGTTAAAAGATTTGTTCCTGATTTTAAAAACTTAGAAGGCAATGCAAAAATTACATTATTTTTTAGAGATTATCCAGCAAATGCAAATTCAACTCCATCTAATGTTTATACAACAACAAATTCAACAATTACTGGGCCCTTTATAATTACATCATCAACTGATAAAGTAGATACAAGAGTTAGAGGAAGACAAGTAAGTTTAAAAATAGAAAATGATGCATTAAATGAAACTTGGAGATATGGAACTCTAAGATTAGATATTGAAGCAGGAGGAAGAAGATAATGGCAAAAATAACAGCATATATACCAGAACCTAAAGATCAATATGATTCATCAAATCAAAGACAAGTTTTAGATGCATTAAACACAATTAAAGATCAATTAAATTTTTCTTTTCAAAAAGATTTAAAAGATGAACTTCAAGCATTTAATTGGTTTATATTTAGTGGACCAAAAAACTAATGGCTATATTTTATAAGAACCAAGGTTATGATTTAACCACAACTAATTTAACAACGGTGTTAAACATTAACACTTCTAGTGTTGCAATCATAAAAGAAATATCTGTAACTAATGATGACAACTCTGCTCATACCGTAGATTATTATTTTTATGATTATTCAACTTCTACCTCTTATAAATTTTATCATACTAGTGTTGCTGCAAATTCTCATGATAATGCAGTTCATAATGCTTTAGTATTAGAAGAAGGAGATTACTTACAATTTAAATCAAATTCAGCAAATGCAATATCAGGCCAAATTTCATATGCATTATTAACAAGAGCAGGAGAAAATGGATAATTTACCAAAAATAGAATGTCAGACAGTAGAAATAATTAAAAGTAAAAAAACTGAAAAGACATATAAAACAATGGAAGATTTTTTAAAAGAAAATTCAATTGAAGATTTACAAAAAGATTTATTCATTACAATAAGTCCTGAAGGTTTAGAATTATTTAAAAAAGTAATGGAAAAAAAATGAATCCAAGAGGTGGTACTGAATTACAAGTAGAGTTATTACATAAATACGTAGATAAAGATTTATTAGATAAAGTACAGATTACAACATCTGTGCCTGAAAAAATACCATTACATCCAACTAAACCAAATATTCTTTGGCAACAAAATTCATATAACCAAGCTAATTTACATCCATGGTTTAAAAATAAAGAAAATCATAAAAAATATGATTGGTATGTATTTAACTCACATTGGTGTTATGAAAAATTTAGAATGGTATTTGATATACCAACAAATAGATGTATGGTTATTAAAAATGCAATTGATAAAATAGAAGCAAGAACATTAGAATATACTAAGGGAAACCCTGTTAAATTAATATATACTTCAACTCCATGGCGTGGATTAAATGTATTACTTGCCACTATGCAATTGATTAAAAATAAAAACGTGCATTTAGATGTTTATTCTTCAACTCAAGTTTATGGTGATCAGTTTAAAGAGGCAAACGATAAAACCTATGAAGGACTTTACGATCAAGCAAAACAATTAAAAAACGTAACTTATATTGGTTATAAACCAAACGAATATATTAAAGAAAATTTAAAAAACTATCATATGTTTGTTTATCCAAATATTTGGGAAGAAACATCTTGTATTGCTGCAATAGAAGCTATGGCGGCTGGATTATATTGTATCACCACAGATTATGGTGCTTTGTTTGAAACAGGATCAGAATACATTACTTATGTTCCTTATGAAAAAGATTTTATAAAACTAGCTTATACATTTGCATCTGTTATTGATGTGGCTGCAGATAGACTTGGAGATGATGGTGTTAAAGATCATTTAAAATTACAAATAGATTTTACAAACAGATTCTATTCTTGGGACTTAAGAAAAATAATTTGGAATAGATTTTTACAAGGAGTAGTTAATGCAGGACGCAAGTAAGCCCATTTGGTTTAATAAACCAAAAGAACCCACTATAAAATTGTATGTAGCCACTCCTGTACATAGTGAATGCTCAATTCATTACACACAAGCATTATTAAAATTTCAACAGATGTGTATAATGAATGGAATATTAGTATCTTTTTCTCTTCTTAAATCATCTCTAGTTACACAAGGAAGAAATTTATGTGTTGCTAATTTTTTAAATGATCCTAATAATTTTACACATTTATTGTTTATAGATTCAGATATTGAATTTAAATTTGAAACAATAATAAAAATGTTAAAGTTTGATAAAGAAGTTATAGCAGCTCCATATCCAATGAAATATATTCATTGGGATCAAGTATGGGAAAGATTACAAGCTGGCAAAATAAAAACAAAAGAAGAACTTATGAGGTCTGGATTTGTTTTTCCAATAAAAATGGACAACATGTTAACTGATAATAAAGAAATAACTATAACAGATGGTTTAATGGAAGTATCCCACGCGCCTACGGGATGTATGTTAATTAAAAGACAAGTATTTGATAAAATGATTAAAGCTTATCCTGATGACTTTATTGATCAATCAACAATTGTAAATGGAGAATTTAAAAGCACTCCTAATATGTATAATTTTTTTGATACTATTCATGAAAAAGAATCTAAAAAATATTTTGGAGAAGACTTTGGCTTCTGTAAAAAATGGACTGCAATTGATGGAAAATGTTATTGTTATATAGAAGATTTAATAAGTCATATAGGTGAATATCAATATAGTGGTAGATTAAGAGATAATCTTGAATTTAAACCCGTTGACGATTCACAAAAAAACAAGTAAAGTATACGTTTTCAGGACTCTGTGCCTGCCTTATATAAATTAACAATATGACAATATCACGGGCAAAAATGTATAGACAATTATATCAAATGGGTGGAATAGGCACATTACCAATGAATTTTGGTCAACCCTTACAAGTATCACAACCAATATCTAACCCAATGTTAAATTATGGAGAAACACCATTAACAATGGCTGGTGGTGGAATAATGAGATTAGGTTATCAAGAAGGTGATATGGCTATGGTTGAGGATCAAGCTATGATGCAGCCACAAATGCAAGATCAAGGTATGATGCAACCACAAATGATGGAGCCTCCATTAAAGAGAATGCAAGTACAACAACCAAATATAAAAGATCCACAACAAGCTTTAGAAACTATCATTCAAATGTTAATTGCTCAAGGAATACCTCCTGAACAAGCAAGAGAAATTGCATTACAAATGATTCAAGCAGTTGCTGAAGGTGGTATGGAAGAAATGGAAGATCAAAGAGTTGAAGCAAGATTTGGTGGAAGTATTAATGGTAGAGCTCAATATGGATTAGGAAGTATTTTTAAAGGAGCAGCAAAAGCAGTTTCAAGTGTTGTATCTGGAGTTACAGATGCAGTTAAATCTGTTGTTAAAAGTGATTTAGGAAAAGCAGCTTTAACAGTAGCGGCTATTTATGCAGCGGGTGGTGGATCTTTTTTTAATTATACTCCTTTCCCTGGAACAACTCCTGGATTTGCTTTAGCTAATCTTCCGGGTGGTTCTTTTTTAGTTGGAACTTCAGCAGGAGATGTTGCTTCATCAGGTACACGAGGATTTATAGGACAAGGGGGTCTTTTTGATTTAGGAGCAGGAACTTTATTTTCGGGGGTATCAAGTTTACTACCAAGTGCTAACACTTTAAAAACTTTTGGATTAGGTGCTTTAACTGGAAAACTTTTAGGAGGTGGTGAACCAGAACAACAAATTGGAGAATCAACGGCTGATTATCAAGCAAGAGTTAATCAATATAAAGCACAATATGCTCCATTATTAAATCCAACAATTCAATATCCAAATAATCCATTTTATCCTCAAACTCAAATGGCCGCTGATGGTGGAAGAATAGGTTATCAAGCAGGTGGAATTGGAGATTTAATTTCTCAAATTACTAAACAAGAATTTTTTGGAATACCTGCAATGGCTATGGGTGGAGAGGTTCCAACAAGAAAAAATCAAGCTGGAATTACTGAATTAGATTATAGAGAAACAGGTGGATTTGTTCCTCCAATTGGTATAAAAGAAAAAGCAGACGATATTCCTGCAATGTTATCTAATAATGAATTTGTATTTACCGCCGACGCTGTACGAAATGCAGGTGATGGTGATATAAATCGAGGAGCAGAAAGAATGTACTCTTTAATGAAAAATCTTGAAAATGGAGGATCTGTATAATGGCTGAAGTACAACAACAACAAATATTACCAGCACCATTTATACAAGCTGCTGCGGAACAATATTTTCCACAACTTGCACAAGCAGTTGGTGGCATTAAAAGTTTAGATGTATCCAGACTAGTTGGACCGCAATTTGTTGCAGGAGCATCTCCATTACAACAACAAGCTGAACAATTAGCAACTGGACTTGGCGGATATCAACCTTTTTTACAAGCAGCACAAGCTGCAACAGGACCACAAGCTTATCAAGCTTATATGTCTCCATATCAACAACAAGTTATTGATACAACTTTACGACAATATGACATTCAAGCAGCAAAGGGTTTACCTGCATTAGCAGCACAAGCTATAGGGTATGGTGCATTTGGTGGAGGAAGAGAGGGTATTCAAAGAGCTGAATATCAAACACAGTCTGATTTAAATAGAGCTTTACTTCAAGCACAATTACAACAACAAGGATTGACTCAAGCTCAACAACAAGCACAACAAAATTATTTAAATCAATTAAATTTAGCAGGACAAACTCAAGGATTTTTAGGACAACAAATCTCTGGTCTATCTGCATTAGGAGCACAGCAACAAGCTCAACAACAAGCTTTATTAAGTGCTCAACAACAACTTGCACAAAAACAAGCATATCAACCTTTAGAAGCCGCACAGATTTATGGAGCAGGAATAGCACCATTAATTGCAGGATATCCTGGAAGAGAATCAGTTACACAATTTCCATCTCCAACTGGATTGCAAACTGCATTAGGAGTTGCTGGAACACTTGCGTCGATTTATGGAAAATTAAATCCTCCTCAATCTCCAGCTTCAGTTATTAACGTACAATTTCCAAAAACATAATTATGTCTAGAATACTTAAAAGACCAATGTTTAGAATAGGTGGATCTGCCAATGAAGGTATTATTTCTATGGCACAACCTAGAAAAAATTATCAAACTGGAACTGAATACACTACAAGAATAGCAGAATTAAAACCTATTTTTAGAGAAGCACTTGGTCCAAGTAGAAGTGAAAGAGATAGATTTTTAGATATGCTATTAAGAGGAAGTATAAGATTAGCTTCTGAAAGACCTATTGGAGGAATTATTCCAACTATTGCAAAATCTTTTCAAGAACCTGTAGAACAATATTTAAAATCTGGAGAAACAGAAGAAGCACTTCAAAGACAAATTGATTTAGCTGCTATAACTTCAGGTATTAGTTCTGTTGATGCTGAAAGACTTGCAAAAATTAAATATGGTATGGAAGCAGGAAAAGAACAAGAACAAAGAAAAAAAGAATTAATGCAACAGTATCAAATAAATTATACTGAAGCAGATGCTTTTCAAAATTTTTTAAATCAAGCAAACACCATAAGTAAAATAGCAGGTGTTCCGGTTTCTTCTGAACCTTTAAAATTATCTTTTATAAAAGGAAAATATCAAGTTTTAAATGCTAAAAATATGCCAGAGGGAATTTATTATGATCCTAGAAGTAATAAATATATTAAAATTAAATCAGGAACTCCTACTATAGGAGACAGTATTAAAGATGTTATAAAACCAGAAAATCAAGTAATATCACAACAATCCTATAGAGATTACATTAATGAAGAACTAAAAAAAAGACGAAGAGAAAAAATAGAATCTGAAGGATATACATCGTTTGATAGTTCTTCACCGTAGGAAATTAAATGGAAGAAGATATTAAATTACGTCCTATAAGTTTAAAACCTTTTGAACAAGGCAGTGAAACAAATGCTTTTATTTCAGCTGCAGCAGGAATAGCTTCTGGTTTATTAAAAATTCCTAAAGGTGTTTTTTCATTAGCAGCAGAACTAATAGATTTAGGTTTAGACACAAATAAGGCTGCGGATGTAGAAAAATTTTTTGATAAAATTAATCCTTTTGAAGAAGTTGCAAAAGAAAGAGCAATTGGAAAAATAACAGAGGCATTAACTTCTATTGCAATACCAGGGACAGTTGGATTTAAAGCAGCAACTAATTTAGCAGATAAAGCTATTAAAGCGAAAAAAGCAGGGTCTTATGCTAACTTAAAAAGTCAAAATGTTATGAATGCATTAGGAAAAGCAGAAGAACTAAATTCTAAAGCTAAAATACAAAGATTTTCAGCAGGAGTTGTAGGAGGTGCAGCGGGAGAAACTTTTGTAGCTGATGTGGAAGATCTTGGAACTATTGGAGATTTGTTTGAAGCAGGACCTACACAATTAGAAAATGTAACAGATGAAAATGGAAGAGAAGATGCTGGAAGAAAATTATTAAACAGACTTAAATTTGGTTCAGAATCTTTATTAATTACTCCTTTTGTATATGGCGTAGGTAAAAGTATTAAAGCTGCTGCAACAAGAGGTGAAAATTTAGAATATAGTAATTCTCAATTAGACAAAACATTCAATCAAATTTTTTCTGCATTTAGAGCAAGAGGAGCTAAACCTCAAGAAATATTTGAAGCTAAGATGTTTGAAAGAGGAGCCACTGCTGCAGATGTTAATGCTGCAATGGAAATAGTTAAACGAATAGATAGTGATGTAGATAGAATGTTTCCATTGTTAAAGGGAACATTTAATAAATCTACTGAAAAAGAAAAAATACAAGTTTTAAAAGAAATAAATGATGCAATGTTTTCTGGAAAATTAGATGAGGTTATGCCTCTTGAAATAAGACAAAAATTAACTAACACTTTAGAATCTAAAGGACTACCTCAAGAAAATATAAATAATTTATTTCAAAGCATAGATTTAGCTAGAGGAAAATTTACTCAATTAATTGAAACAAGTTCCAATGCACCAAAGGATATTAGTAATTTAAAAAATTTATTAGGAAATAGAGTAAAAGATTATTTAGGAGATACTTACAGAATATTTGTAGATAAATCAATTATTCCTTTTTCAAATTATAAACCATCTGATGAAATTATTAGTAAGACAAAAGAATTATTTAAAAGATATCATAGATTTGCAAATAGAAATAATCCTAATTTTGATCCTATTAAAAATGCGCTTACTGATCAAGAAGCAGATACATTAGTTAGTAATGTTTTAAAAAATGCGGTTGAAGCAAAATCACCAAAACAATTATCGTTTACAAAATACATTAATTTAACACCTGCTTCTGATGATGTAATTAGTAAAAAATTTTTTAAACGAGTTGTTACTAGAGATATTGATAATAAAAAAATAGATGAAGTTATTGGTGAGGGTAGTAAAATATTTAATGAACTATTTGGAAAAATAGAGAATCCAAGCTTTTCTATTTATACTGGAGTGTCAAGACTATCTGCTGTTGCAAGAAGAAATGAACTTTTAGAAAATTTAGTTAAAAATAACGATGTTGTAAAGCAACAAATTTCCTCTGGTATAAAAGCAGGGGGTCCAGGACAAAGAGGATTTTTCTTTACTGCCGATGAAGTAAAAAATTTAACAGCAGAAAAAGCATTACCAAATCAAGAAATAGTTGCATTAGATAATTATTTAACTCCTTTCTTTAAAGATGAGTTTGCAGTTAATCCATTACAAGGAATGTATACTTCTAAGCCAATAGCAGAAGCCTTAGGTGATTCATCAAAAGCATTTAAATTTTTATTTGAACCAAGACCTGGAGCTACTGGAGTAGAAAAGGCTGGAACTTGGATATATAGAAATTTAATTTTAGCTCCAAACGGTTTTGCACAAGTGGCTAAAACTGTTTTAGCGCCTGTTACACATTTTAGAAATTTATTTTCTGCAACAGCATTTTCAGCTTCAAATGGTATATTTTTTGAAAATCCAAGAATAGTTGCAGAGGCTTTTAAAGATGCTTTTGGAACATTACAAGTAGGAACAAAATCAATAGAGGCTAATGCAAGATATAGACAACTTTTAGAATTAGGAGTGGTTAACTCACAGGTTCAATTAGGAGATATTAAAAATCTTTTAAGAGATTTAAAATTTGGAAATGATTTAAACATTGATAAACCTTTAAATTCAATGGGACAAAAATTATTTGGTTTAACTGTTAGGGCTTTAAAAAAGGGACAAAAAATTGCTGAAGATTTATATACTGCTGAAGATGATTTATTTAAAATAACAAACTTTGCTGTTGAAAGATTTAGATTAAAAAATGCTTATTTAAATGCAGGAAGAGAAGTAACAGAACAATTTTTAGATCAAGAAGCTGCAAACATTGTAAGAAATACAGTGCCTAATTATGCATACGTATCGGACACTGTTAGAGCATTAAGAAGACTTCCTCTTGGAACTTTTATGTCATTTCCATCTGAAATATTAAGAACTACTACTAATATTGCTTTTAGAGCAATAAAAGAAATACAGGATCCTGCTTTAAAAAGTATTGGATTAAAAAGATTAACAGGACTAACTACTGTTTTAGCAGGTGCTCCAATAGGTTTACAATCAGGGTTTCAAGCTCTATATGATGTAACCAACGAAGAAATGGAAGCTCTTAGAAGATATTTACCTGAATGGTCTAAAAATTCTACAATATTACCAATTAGAAATGAAAATACAGGAGAATTAAAATATATAGATTTTAGTCATGGTAATGCTTACGACACTGTAATTAGACCTCTTCAAACATTATTAAATAATGTTCAAAACGGAATTACTGATGAAAAAGTTTTAATGGGAAATTTTTTAAAAGGAATTACTCAAGCTGCAGGAGAACTTGCATCTCCCTTTATAACAGAAGCAATTTATACTGAAGCTCTTGCTGATTTATTTATAAGAGGAGGTAGAACTAGAGAAGGAAGATCTATTTGGACTGAAACTCAATTAAATACAGAACCTGGAACAGTAATTAAAAATTCAATAGAACACTTAGCTGAATCAATGTTACCTTTTTCTTATCCACAGTTAACTAGACTTTATCAAGCTGCTGCAGATAGACCTTCTGAAAGAGGTGAAAGTTTTGAATTACCTGATGAATTATTAGGGTTTTTTGGTTATAGAGCAATTAAGGTAGATCCTTTAAGATCTTTAGGTTTTAAATTAGCTAATTATCAAAGAGGAATAAGAGAATCAAGACAGTTGTTTACTGGAGGAGAAGAGAGTCTTTTAAAAGGAGGTCCCAAAACTCCTAATGATGTTATTGAAAGATTTTTAGCAGCAAATAAGGCAAAATTTTTAACATTAAAAAATTTAAAAAAAGATATTGATGCTGCTGAAACTTTAGGAACTAATTCATCTTTAATTTTAAGAGAATTTTCTGATAGACAACTTGATAATGATTATAGAACAGTAAAAAATAACAAATTTACTCCTTATATACCATCTGCAAATATATTAAGAGAGTTAGAACAAATATCTCAAAGAACAGGAATTCCTAATCCATTTACACAAGCGCAAGGAGTTATACAACAATTAGTTAGAACTTTATCTTCTATTCCACTTACAGAAAATATTGATAACTACATTGACATAAAAGATTATTTATTTGAAGAAGAACCTTTAATACAAACACCTCCATTACCAATTCAACCTATGCCTAATGTTTCACTTTTAACTCCTCCAGTTCAACAATTTGCAGGGTTACAAAATGGGTTGACACCGATTGAAAACGCTTTATTAAATGAGTCTGAAAAACAAATGAGATTAAAACAAAGAGGATTAACATAATGGCAAACGGAAAACAACCAAAGACAACAGGTGAACATATTGTAGCCCTTTATGGCCATATAACTGGCGTGAAAAGAGACGTAAAAGAACTTCGAGAAGAGTCTTTTCAAATGCATTCTAAATTTGAAAATAAATTTGATAGGTTGACTTTGTTAATTATAGGCGGACTTGGATCAACCATAGCTCTTCTACTCACACTAGCTTTTAATTTGATAAAATAAATTATTGATTATAGTTTTAAAAAACTATATGACGCGATTATGGACAAAATTTTATGTCACAAACACCT